TTAGAATTTGTTACTATAAATTTCTTATTAATTATTATTATTAAGTCTTTGTTAAAACTCTTAAACTATTTAAACCTTAAAGTTTTGTTAAAGGTCTTAAAGAACTTAAGGGTTTTAAACACTCTAGGGTTTAAGGGTAGGAATAATGCTTACACTAGTAGCCCTGACAAATTAATGTCATTGACTAAGTTTAAGCATTATCAAAAAAAACAATTCACTCTATGGGAATCGGGCTTTTCAAACGCTATCTACGCAATAGTTACTTAAGCTATTCGTAAATTTCAATTCACTATTCTATTGGCTCAAGATTAGAGCCGCACTTAATACGCTGAATATCGCTAATTAAAGCCTAGTAGACGTATGCGAACTATATAAGTACCCATCTATTCGCTACTTTTACAATTACCGACCGTCATTTCAACCGAGATAATTAACTAATTGCTTATTTTTAGAATATTTATTGAGAATAGCGGATAAGTGGAGTATAATAACTGCAATTCGGTAGTTCCCTTCTCAAAAAGAGTACCGAATAACGCCCCATTTCTTGGGGCGTTCTTATTTCAGCCCCTAATATACAAAAAAATTCAAACTAAAGCAATTAAAATTTATCAATTATTTTTATAGCCCCTTGAAACCCTTATTTTCACAAGACTTATGTTTATATTGTAAAAATAACCTTAAATAGTTAAAACTTACTTTAAACTATGCTTGATTTAATGTATAATGCAAGTTAACCAATAAAAACAAGGCGTAAAACATGGAAAAATCGGATTTAATTAAAGAATTTGGGTCTCAAGCCAACTTTGCAAAATTCATGGGTGTGAATTCAGTAGCAATTTGTAAGTTAAAGAGCGAACTAACCCAACGGTACAAGCAAAATGTGTTTGGGCGTTTTTTGTTATATAACAGACCAATACCTGCATCTTGGCTTAAAGATGCACGTAAACCACTACTGGAAAAGTAAAATGGAGCAATTTGTTTTAAATGTTGAAGACCTAAATATTAAGAGTGTGTTTAATAACTTAGTTGCAACCCTAAGAACAAGGGTTAAATCTAACTCTATTGTGGTTACTTTAAGCGATAAAAAAGTAACTCGTTCAGGTCAACAAAATAGGTATTTTCATAAATTAGTCGGCTTAATCGCTGAACATCAAGGAAATGACGCTGAAAGAGTTAAGCGTGAAATAAAACATAAAATTGGGTTGGTTGAAAAACAAATAATTAATAGCGAGTTAATCACAATAATAAAATCTACTGCTGATTTAAAAGTTGATGAATTTAGTAAATTGATTGAAGCGACAATTAGTGTTTGTGTTTTTCTTGAAATTTCATACCCAACCCCTGATCATTATGGATTTAAAATTGACAAATAAAAAAAGAAAATGTAGATACTGTAAAGAATATTTTAATATTGAATTGGGAATAGTCTTAAATAGCGGGTTTTATTGTTGCAAAGAACACATGATTAATTATTCAATAAAAAAGGCTACTTCTAGCGTCAACAAAGAAAACCATAAAAATAAAATAAGGCAGAAACAGGCACTAAAAACAAGGACAACCCTATTTAAAGAGGCTCAAAGTGCATTTAATGAGTATATTAGGGTGCGTGATAGGGGTCAAGGGTGTATATCATGCTTGACTAACAAAAAAAGCATTCAGTACCATGCAGGGCATTTTAAGAGCATTGGGGCTTATCGTGAACTTAGATTTAATGAGGATAACTGTCACCTCCAGTGTGCTAGATGCAACAACATTTTAAGCGGAAATTTGCTTGAATACAGGGAAAATCTAATACAAAAAATAGGAGTATATAGGGTTGAAAAACTTTACGAAAAGCATGAGTTAATAAAATATTCTCGTGAAGAAATTATTGAAATAAAAAGACACTATAAAAATAAAACCAAAAAATTAATAACCAATAACCAATAAGGATTGAAAAAATGAGTAAAGAGCAAATTCCTGTATTTAAGCCTACATCAGGCGTGGGACGACCAAAAAGCAAGCAAGATGGAGGGAAAACAATATCTGTTATTATTAATCTTGAAGCTCAAGATGTTCTGCATCGGTATAAAAAATCTGGGGGCAAAAATGTTACGGCTCTTCTCGAAAAGCTGATAATTAAATTTGGAGAAGAAAGTGAATTTTAACAAAGTTAAGGGGGGCGTGGCATTTACCATTAACCTAAGCTAATATACACATTGAAGCTAAGTACGGGTTATTTGAACCCAAAACCTATTTTCACCAATAACTTTTTTGAGTAGATTTTTAAGTGTGGATTTGCTACTCGTTACATCAGGTGTCCCGTCTAAGTTAATGTCTTTAATGGATTTTCCGACTAATATACACCCCTCAATATCCACCGTAAAATTACCTGCATGTACTTGTATATATGTTCGTGAACCAGTGTAAAGAAGTTCGATAACAGTACCGTTACGACTAGATTGCCGTACTCGTGCTAAGTATGTACCCTCTGTAAGACAACTGATTTTATTTTTATTGTCAAGCCAAGGTAATTCTAAAGTAAAGCAATGAAAGTCCTCAATAGATAATCGACCAAGCGTACAGTCTTTGTACATTTTAGTATCTATTTTAATAATTTTCATGCGTGAATCTTAGACTTTAATTGTTCAAGATACTTACTAGCTTCACTCATATAATAATCAGTAAAGCTATTTATTTTATGTTTTTCGACTAAAAAAACTAATTGAACATACTCTTTTTCATAAGCTCTAACAAGGTCTCTATCTACACTTTGATTTTCTGTGACAACTCTGTGTAATTTTCCTTGGAACGCCAACAATGTGTCTTTAGCCTGCGTGTGTGCAACTTCTGTAAACATAGACGCTAGATTGTCAATTGCTATCCTATGCTCTTCATGTTTCAAGTCAATGTTTTTAAACTCTCTAAGTAGAAGATGGGTAACTACTGCACAAAAAACAATAAAAGTCACGCCAAAACTTACTTCTAAATGTTGATTTGCTACATTCCAATAATCTTTAATCATGACAAAAAAACTTGCTGAAACAGCTGTTAAAATAACATACATACTAATAATTGCTTTTGTTGTTTTTTCTAAATTAATTATTTTATCTGCTAATGCAATCATGATTTAAATTTCTCTGCAACTGAAAGCCCAAGGGCTGTGCTGGTGAACATAAGAAATGAGTCCATCATCGCCTCATTAGTTACATAGCCTGCGTATATCGCAATTGCAAAGGCTATAACCCCCGTTACTCTCTTTATAGATAACTTTTTATCATTATCTTTGAAAATATTAGTCATCTTTCATATACTCCATAATTTGGTCTTCATAGAACTTAGCTCTAACCTTAATCTGATCCACAAACCTAGTGAACAATGCTTTGTTAATTAAAACTGATTCACTAGTAGTACCGTCCACTCTTGAGACCTCTACAACCTTGGCATTAAGAGTTGGTGGTGTCTCTTCTAGCAACACAAACTCATGCTTAGGGGGGCGAACTAATACTGTTTTAGTTGTACAGCCCATGATGCTTATAAGAACAAGTATAACTAATAAAGTAACTGTAAACAACTTTACTATGAGCTTAGTCTTATATCTCTTTTTTACGAAATTAGTCATACTGTAATGTCTTCGCCTGTTTCTTCGATTTTAATTACTGGGTTCTTCACTAAGTCTTGTGATGATTGTTTAGCTTGCACTTCTTTTAATTTTATTCTTGATTCTTTAACTAAAGCAAGTGCTGTATGAGCTTTTAGTTTAGCTTTGGCAACCTTAATTTTCGCTAAATTAAGCTCTTTATTTACTCGTAACTGTTGCTTAGTTTCTTGTAACTCACTAGACAAATGTTTTGCTCTTAAGCTAAAAAACCCTACCATTGCTAGTAGGGGTATAATTATGTATAGTTTTATTGTGCTGAACATCTAATTAACCCTCGTCCTTTTCTATTGAATTAACACTGTGATTATTTTCAAGATAACTTAAAATCTGTCTAAGCAATTCGCCCGATTTACTTAGGTTATTAAGCTTAAAGTTCTTGCCTATAACACTTGAGATAGTCTCGTCTTCATTACCGAATGTAGAACAGTATATATGACCTTTGTCTTTAAGTAACCAAAAATTAAATAAACTATCACCTAAAACATTTCCGAATTGGTCGATAGAAAGGGTTAGCCTGTAAAACCAGTCGCCTCTTACAGAAGGAGTTACAACCCTAAAAAGCAAAGCTAATGGTGTTAGCACTACTAGCAATATTAGAGCTAGAATGAACATTGCTAAAGCCTTCATGTCGTAGTATTCCATTCAATTAGCTCTAAATCATGTAGAGTTTCAGCTATATTAACTTGCCCTCTACTGACTAACGCCCCTAATAATCCTTGCAACTCTTTAAATATGATAGGTATCTTGTCATTGTTTAAGCCCTTCCAAAAAAAAACTACAGGATAAATGACCATAACTATTCTACCTCATCTTTTAAAGCTCTATACTTAAAGTATATCTCTTTAACTTTCTGACTACCTGCTTTAATCAAAGCACCAAAATCAGATTTAGAAAAGGTTACAGTTTGGTTATTCATGTCAATCCATTCTATAACTTCATCATCCTTAGCGATATTGTACTGAACAGCCATAGTTTTCATAGTGTGTTCGTTCATAAAAACGCTATTAATGGCAAAACCTTGAAGTTCCTTATCTCTTTCTACTGATAACTTATACTTTTCTACATATATTCTACTTTCATTTGATAGTTCAATTGCTGGGTGCAATTCCTTTATGTCATTAATACTTGTATCTAATACTGTATTTCCATCTATGTCTTTTAATTGCATCTGCTATCCTTATTTTCTTAATTTCGCACCAATTGCGAATATTTCAATATCTTGTGTTCCAACATTGACTATTTTAAAAGCTCCTGATCCGTAGGGGGAGATGTATTTATTTACAGGCACTATATTCACATCTTTGAAGTTATCAGACCAATTTCGACCACTAATTACGGCATTGTCTGCAAGCTGCCAATTGTAATGATTATGGCTAGAAGTGTACCAGAAAATATCTATATGTGCATCAACAGAATTATTAAGACTCCCTGCAACATTTACAACTAACATCATATTAATCACATAACAGTCACTAAATCCTTGTATATTGAATATTGCTTCTTGACCTACTGGAATAGAGGTTTTTGGAAACTCCTTGAAAATATCGTATGTATTGCTTTGTACTTCACTGATTACTTCATCTAAAGTCTTTCCTTGGAGCAAGTCGGCATCTAAACCACTCCCCACCCCGTCATTGTTTAGAATAGCTGAAACCACCGCTGTTTCTTGAGCTATTGATAAAGCGGTGGCTTCATTTAGGATTTGCTGTGCTAACGCTACCGAAACACCATCATAAGCCACCAGCTGTAATATATCAATGCCATCAGGTGTGTCATTATCAACAACAACGCCGTCAAGGGCAACGCTTGTTCGTCCTATCTTCACCTGAATAGAATAAGAGCCAACTGCAAGTTGGAACGAGTAACCTCCATCTGTTCCGCAAACCACATCAAAACAAGTTCCCTTAAAAATATTACCGCCAACTACGCTTGAATGTCCTACTGCAGTGACTACGATAACAGCCTCTGAAATTGGCAGTCCATTTGCTTGTACTATATGCCCTGTTATTTGTGCCATATCTTATCCTCTTCTATGAGTTTGTTATTCTTAAATTAGCTGAAAATTGTATATTTACTGCAGCGCTTGTTCTCCATATTATTAAAAATCTAAATGAGGGTGATGTATCAGTTAGCCCTAATTGATTTTTTATCTGCAACCAACTTATCGTTTTATTATAACTTATTCCTGATAAAGAAGTGCTTAAAAGTGAAAAAGTAGCAATGGCGGAACTATTTATGAATATATCTATTGAGCCACCAACAAATGCAGAATAGTTGGCATTAATATCAAAACTAAATAAGGTTTTATTTGATGCAATCCTAAAGTTGTTGATAGATTGGCTTCCACTATTGGGCGTAAAAATAAAATCGCTTCCAGGTATTCGATGGAATGTTTGTGTAATATTGGACGAGAAACCTCTAATGTCCTTACTTATAGTTAAAGGACTTTTTTTATTATAAGAATTAGTTACTACTGCATCTTGAGTTCTGTCCGCATTATCTTGTGGTTTTGTGCCATTGTCGTTAGTAATTTCTACCCAATCTTTATCAACATCAAGGTTGTTTGATGGCGATATAGTTATGTTACTAGAACTATAAAACCCGCTAGATTGACCCATCAAGGTATCGTAAGAAATTTTTACATGGTAAGTTGTGTCGTCCTTTATTCCTGATATAGTAGCTTCGTTGTTTGGAAATGCGGTAGTTGCCCCTAGCCTCCACTCAACACCATCACTAAAATACACATATACATTTTGGGCTTGGTCATCGTCTATTAATCCCCATGAAACCTGCAATGTTAAGGATTTAGTGCCATCTGAACTTGAGTTGGTTTTATAGCTTGAGGTAATACCAGGAATTGATGGTACTGCTTCCCATGGTGCAAGCGTGGGCGATAAATCTCCGCTAAGAACATTTGATTCTCCAACGATGTAATTTATATCTTGATGGTCTAACAAGATTAAGTCTATCTTAATAGCCGACTTCTTTACTGACTTAACAAACATTTCTTTATCTTGAATCAATAAACTATCAACCGATATGGAAACTATATCCCCAGCTTTTATCCCTATAAACTTGGATAAAGAAACAATAGACACTTTCATTTTAATCTCTTCACGCTGAACCTTAAACCTTCTTTGGGCTATTATTTTAGCTTCTCTTGAGTTTGTCACAAAAGGCAAGTCTACGGTTTCCTCTATAACTCCTGACAAAAATATTTCACCGCTTTTTTCAACAAATACAGTTGTGCTTTTGTAATTATCGCTAGCATCGTGAAAAGCTACATTAAGTCTATTTATTTTATCTTCGCTAGTCGGATAACTAACGCTTACCTCGCCAACAATATTATCCGCATCAATAAAATGGGTAGCATCGCCCTTTGTGTGTATTTTTATGCCACGCTTGCCATTTATCAAGGGCATTACTGCGTCAATGTGCGACAAGATAGGGTTTAAGTTAGATATTGATTTTTTAGAACTGTCTATAAACCCATTAAATCGGTAAAGGTCTTGCGTAAAAGTTCCTGAAAGCCACCCAAGAGTAAGACCGTGTGAAGAGCTGATATTACATATTCTCGATGCCTCCTTGAATGATGGGTAGTCAAGCTCATTGGCTTTGATAGATAATCCGTACTCGGTGTTTGTCAAGTAATGATAAATAACATCTACTGGGTTTGGATGACTTGTGTCGCCCTCAGAATGAAGGCTTTTAATGGTAATGCCGTTTGCAATAAAATCAAATTTAGGGGGTGCATCGTATAAATCTTGGACGAATCTTATCTTGATATAAACGCATAACAACCCTGTGCCTTTAATGCTTTTGCTAGACAAAGAGCTAATGCTAGATAAATCGGTGGATATAACTATATCGGGCGTAGCGTTCCATCCAGCAATCGTTTTATAAACGCCATTGACACCTATTTTATGTATAGACATGCCCGAATTACCTACGACGAAAACCTGTTCAAAATATGCTGAATTAGACTCAATTTGTTGGGCTTCGTTTTTTGAAGTGTATAGCGTTACTTGACCTGCCGTAGTGTTTCTGTAAACCAAATTGCCACCAACTTTAACAATTCCGAAGGCGATAGGAACAGTGCGTGTGTTGTCATATTCAGCGTTTAACGATATACCTACTCGGGAACGCATGGCATCAAGCTCTTGCTTTCTTGCCGCCTTTTCTGCTTGGTTTCTATGATAAGATGGGTCTAAATTATTAATAACATCCTCTGGATTTATTATACCGCCAGTAGTAACAATGCTAAAATATTGAGATGTACCTCTCCAAGCGATTGTTGCGGCGTCTGATATAGCTTGTCCTACACTCGAAAAAGCATTACTAAAATCATCAAATATACTCATACCCTAGTCCTTCCCCAGTTCATTTTTCTATCTTGTGTTGGCTCGTTTTGAAATATATTGTCCGTTGGGTCTATTCTATTTTGATAGCCCTTGTTCTGCAATCTACTATTAGCCGTATCAGCAATTATGTTAGAGAATTTACAGTTGATTAATGTCCCCTTGTTGTTCGATACCACCTCTCTATCTGTCAACTTTCCAGTCTTCTGATAAAGAACATTAGATGTGGAATATTCGTTTACTATAATCACGCTTAAAGTAGCTTCAATAGTTAAGCTAGTGTTAAAAAAGCTAACAACCTGCGGATTTCCTAAAAAGTTGGCTGTAAATCCTGTCTCAATAGAGCTATCATCTTCTCCACCAACTGTTATTAATGGCGATTTAATTTGATAATCTTCATACTGGTACGATCCTATCTGCCACTTAAAGGATGTTTGTGGGGTTGAAATATCTAATAAAATAAATTTATGGCTCATTATACAACTTCCTCAACATTTACATTTATATAGTAAATTCTTGGGTTTTTCCTAACATAATTTTGACTGTCTTTTGTTAACCTAACTGTGAAGTTAAAATTAGAGAATAGACAACTAACACCTGACACGCTTTTTTGTAGTGGTGGCGTTATTTTAAGTGTTTTTAATCCACTTCCAACTACGCTATTGACAACCTGATATACCTTTGTGCCGTTGACGAACTTAATAAAATCTCCTGCCACAATGTTTTTATTTGCCGACAAATGCAAACTTACAGTATCGCTTCCTGAAACTCCAGTAACTATATTAACGGGTACTGACTGTGTGCTAAGATTAGCATCTGCAAGAGGAACTTCTGCAACTCCTAGCCGTCCGTTAAGAGCGTTAATGTTAGCTAAAACCTGCTTGCCGTCCACACCAACTAAAGGCTTCAATGAGTAGCTAATATTAAACCTAGCTAAGTACATGCTAGACACATGTAAAGAACCGCTTTGGGTTTCTACGGCACTATTAACAGTCCTTTGAGAAATCAGCATGTCTGCAACTTGCGACTTATTGAATAACATCATTGAACTATTGCCTTAATTAGCGAGCGATTTTCTAGCAACTGTTGCATAAAATCATCTCCTCCGACTGAACTAATATTAAAATTAAATTGTGATGCACTTTCTTCTTCATTCTTACCTTTGTTCTTTTCTAGCGAAAGTTGTCTAATTACTTCTGCTTGCTCTGACGGCAAAACCATTTCCCTTTCATGTAACTGCGTCAAGGGATTTACGCCTTGTGGTATATCATAACCACCCCTAGCCGATGGGGTGAATGTCTGTGCTTGTATTTGCCCTATCTGCTGTGCCGTAGTCATTGATACCGTTGAGGCAGCGGCAATACCTAAAGGAACTCCAACAAATGGAATTGATGACAAAGATTTAAAGGCGTTCATTGCAGAAGATATGCTCGTAATCATGGCTTCTGCTACGGCTATTTTCTTCCAATTTTCAAAGCCTTTTTTAGAACTTTTGTTTTGCAAGTCTGCCTGACCTTTTAAAGCACTAGACGCTCCATCAAGAGACTTTTCGCCCTGCTGTATACCAAAAATAGTTTCTTTCTTTTTAATTTCTTTCATCCTCTCACGCAAGGCTTTTTCTTCTTCAAGCGTTTTCATGTTCATTGCGTTTTTTTGGGCGTATGCCTTTACCTCATAACTCTGTAAAGTTTCAAAGTAAGTTCGCCAACCTTCTAAAGCTTTTTGTTGTAGCTCTCTTTCACGCTCTATTTGTTCATCATGACCTTGCGTAATCAACTCGTGGTCGTCAAATAAAGCTTTCATCTTTTTATCTTCTTCTGCCGCAACTTTAAGCATTGCGTTTTTCTTATCTAATACCATTTTATCGTCTTTCAATGCTTGCTCTTGGTCGGCTTTATGTTGCTGTTCATAGGCTTTTAATACTCCTTGTTGATTAGCAATCTGTGAAAGCATTTCGTCCGCCCACGCATTAAACTCTTCAAGCTCTTCGTCTGCCACTTGTTTGTCCCAAAGTGTTGTAGCATCTTGCCATGATTCATCTTGATTAACTTCAAACACCATCGGCTTAGGCTTCGCAACCATGCCTAAGCCACTTAACGCTTCATTACTCTTCTTACGCTGCTCATTATCTGTTTTATCATCAACTAATGCTTTCCTTTCTTTTAATAGCTTAATTTCAAGTAATAGCTGTTTGTTTTTTTCTTGATAAGATGGCAAGCTCCATCGTGTTATAGCTCTATATTGATGCCTTTCCAACTCTTCCATTTTATCCTTTAATTCATCGGCAAGAGTAGATGTTAATGAGGTGTAAGTTTCATACGCTATTCCTGCTCCCGCTAGAAGTGGAGCAAGGTCGGCTATCTTTCCCATAAAGGCTTTAGTAGAGCCTGTTGCAGAGCTTAAACCATCTTTTGCTAGCAATCGGTATTTATCATTTAAGCTAGATACTTTTTTAGCTGTAAGTGATGTTGCTGACGATAGTCCACTAAATCTTGCTTCTGCTAATTTTAGCTTGCTAACCGAACCTGTTATCTTTTCAAAAACCTTATCTATTTTTTTAAGATGCTTAAGCCCCTTTATCGCCCACCCGAAAACTTTAAACACGGCGAATCCTGAGATAACACTGATAACCGCTTCAAGCCCTTTAACTTCTCCTGTCATTTCTGCAACGTATTCTTTAGCCTTGGCAAACTGTTTAAACTTATTTTCTAAGTTTTCCAAAAATTTTTCATTCGAAGCAATAGATTTAGCTAATGAACTCATTCGACCAGTTAATGATTCTACAAGAGACTGCATTCCCCCATATGCGTTCGTTGATTCCAAAATAACGCTGTTTAATTCTGTCCAACTGGTGTTAAGCCTGTTTAAACTAGCCCTTAGCTGTATGCTAGCGGCGTTCTTAGCTGACTTAGTGAATTTATCTAGCTCGGTGGCAATTTTAGGTATTAGCTCACTTGCTACAACCTCACCACGCTTTAACATAGCCGATAATTCTGCGGTAGTTACCTTCATTGCTTTGGCGGCTAATTGAAAAGCACCTGGCAATTGCTCACCTAACTGACCTCTTAACTCTTCTGCTTGAACCTGCCCTTTGGAAAACATTTGCTCAACGGCTTTTAGGGCTAATTTAGTGTTTTCTTGTGATAGTCCGAATGCGACCGAAGCTGAAATTAAGGAGTTATAAGTTTTCTCAATGTTTGAATGAGAAACCCCTGCTTGTGATGCGGCGATAGCATATTTTCCATACGTAGAGGTTACTACTTGTAAAGATGCACCTAGTTGTTTTGACCTTGCGATTGCTTTGTCGTACTCAATATCTGCAAGTTCAAAGCTTCCAGTGGTAGCGAGCATTGCGTTCTTGAAAGAATCAATCTGCATAGCCGTTTTAGCCATGCCACGAACGAAAGTTACACCAACTGCAACACCACCAGCTAAAGCCGCACCTGACAACATGCCAAAAGCGGTGTTGGCTTCACGCAACGAATGGGTCAATTTACCTAAAGCTTGGTTGCTTTGATGGCTTTTTTTAGAAAAAGTATTTAATCTTTTGCTGTTATTTGCTGTGGATTTTGCTAACCTGGCATTGGCGTTATTAATGCCACTAAAAGATTGCTTGGCATGGGCGGCAACTTTTGAATAAGAAGATGATAGGTTCTTGTGAAAGCCCATTGTCTTAGAATTGTAACGCTCCATCTGTTGGAGCGACTTCTTTATAACAGGCGTTGCGTTATCTCTCCCTGTTAGCTCGATAAGCGTTTGATGAATTGCCTTGCTAGCCACTGATAGCCCTTTCCCTGTCTAATATTAACTCATAAAACGCTAGCCAACCATTATATTCATCTACTGTCATATTTAAGACTTTAGATATACTTATACCTCTCTTGTCAGCAACAAAATAAATATTAAATAGTTTGCCATAAATTACTTTTTTGTTTTGTCAATTTCCGTATCGGTGTCTTCGTCTTCAAGGTCTTCAAAAGAATTGTCAAAATCAACTATTTCACCATAAATATCTTGGATTTCTTTTGGGTCAACCTTTCTTGTTAAAATGTCATAATCGGCAGCAGAGAAAACACTATTACCATCAACATCTTCTAGCCTAACAATTAATGTAGTCACCATTGACCCAATCGGACCAGCTTCTTCATAAGAACTATGCACAGCTGATCTTTGCAACAAAGTTGAAGGGCGGAAAGACACCTTGCCAAAAAGTGTTTTTATTGTCTTTTTTTCGTTCTGCAACCTCTTCATGAATCGTTCTTGAGCTAGCTCTAATACTTTTTTGCTTGACATTATAGTCCCCTTAAATTTAATGTGAATTATGCAATTATGAGATTACAAGCTCACCATCGCCCGAAAATGAAACTGAACATTTTAGAACCTCGGAGCGTGATGCACTTGTAGAATAGCTATCAACAATAGCAACACCTGAATAAGCTTTTGTCCCTGTACCATCAAGAAACAAGTCAACTGTGGCAGAAGTGCCTACTGCCAACCCTGCGATAGTTGCATCTTCCCCCGTTGCGGAAACATCAATCAAACATGATAACGACCCACTCCACGACTTTGTGCTAGGTATTTTACTGTCCCACTCCTCGCCAAGCCCGCTAGAGTCTAGCGTAGATCCTGAGATCTCTACTGACCAGTCGGTAACTTTTCCTGCGATAACACCGCCAAATGTAATTTTTCCGTTCATGCCACTTTTGATAGCCATTTTTTAATTCCTTATTTGATTAATTTCAAATGTCAACTCGTAAGTAGCCATTTGTCTATCGTTTTCCATTTCATTACCGTAAATAATTGTAACACGACTACACTCCAAATCATTAGAGCATAGGCTAGTTAAAATATCTGAACCTATTTTTTTTATAGTCAAGTCGCTTGCTGTCTTATCTGAAAAATCAGAAAAAGCAACTATAACTAATGTGTTAGTCTCAGCATCAAAGTCACTACCTAAAGATACAATCGTCAAGTCGGTACTTTTTATTCCAATAACAGCATAAATACCATTTATATGAGTATCTATTTTTTTTGTCTGTAAATCATTAACATCAAAACTAACGCCATTGCTAGTTAATTCCGTTGCCGCAATATTTAAAATCTCGTTAGACATTTGCACTCCTTAGATACAATAAAACAAGTCCATTTCCTTTGTTGGGGTGGGAATGCACCATATAATCCTTGCCCCTCAACGATAAGGGCAAGGACACATCCATTCTCTGCAAATATTCCTGTGGGATAGTTATAGCTGTTCTTACACCTATAACATAACCATCATCATCAAGAACTTCACTTGCATCATCAACGATACCCTTTAGATTAATGCCATTGTTTGTAAAAACATCGGCAAATTCATCATCGTTAAAGAAAGCGGTAAAATCTTCGTTCATCATTTGCTAAAAGTGGTTGCTTTTTTGCGTGGCTTTGAAGCTTTAGATTTGGCTTTAGCAACAATACTTTCTGCTTCTTTGTCGGCATCTTCAATAATCGCAACCGCTTCTTTGTCAGCATCTTCAATAATCGCAACCGCTTCTTTGTCAGCATCTTCCAAAATGGATTTTGCTTTCAGTGAGGATTCTGTAACCATTTTTTTAGACGATATAATAGCTTCTTGCATTATCTTATCGGGCTTTGCAGAAACATCAACCTTAGCCGATTTTACTGGCTGTTTTGATGTTCCTTTGCTGACCAACCGAATAGCCCCACTACTAATTAGCAAATCTAAACCCGGCTCTTTTTCCGATAAAGAAATTGATTGCCCTGGTGCATACGATTCTGAATTTATCCTGACGGGTTTTAATACTTGATATTCGTTCATGTCTTGCTCCTTATGTAATATGATTAGGCAATAGCATCGGTGATTACTGAAAACGCATCTGGGCGTTCTACTGCAATATCAACATCTTTAAACCCTGTGAACTGAATACCGCCTTTTTTGCTGTGTGTCATTGGGTCAACAACAAGGTCTAAGCCACCCCATTCACCAACAATCACCTTGCTTAGGTCGCCGAACAACATACCTGATAAACCAGTACCCGTACCTTTTGTTAATCCTTTGGCAATCTGATTAGTGAATAAAGATTCGTGTCCTAGCAAGTCACGACCATTGTCCGACAATAAGAACTGACCTGAACCAGAATCAATGTTAATTTTGCGTAAAGCACCACGAACCTTGCTATTGGTAACGAACTTTAAGTTACCACCGTCCGCATTGCTTTCAGCGATTAATGATTCCATGTCAACCAAAGCATCTCGGGTAATTTCACCACCATTTGTGCCTAAAGACACTGAATTAACGCCTGTGGTGTTAAATACGCCACGAGGTTGATTTGAGGAGCCAGTACCGTGAAACCCTGCTAAATCAATAGCAAGCCCAATTTTGTTGCCTAAGTTTTTAGAAACAAATGTGTCAATCACTAAGTCAGATTGTAGTAACATCTTACGAGTTACATAGGTTGATGCACCGACCGACTTTGGTTTTAATAGTATAGGCTCAAACTCGTATTCTGATTCATTAACTTCTTCATCTTCGCCGACCCAAAAGGCTTCAAACCCGCTCAATTCCCGCATAATCGTAAGGTCTCCCTTTAAATCACGCAGAACATTAGCATATTGCATCAACACTGAGTGATTGTTAATAATCTCAATCATTGACTTAGCCCCCAAGTTTTCATCTACAACCGTATGCCCGCCTTGTGAAGCAACCCCCACATTCATTGCACGGTTTAAAATTTCACTAGGGATATAAACTCCTTTTGGATTAGCACCAGCTAAAGTAGCTCCCTCACGACAAACTTCCAACTCAAACCCTGCCGCTTCTTGCAACTTTAAGTCGTTTGGGCTAGCCATCGCACGAATAACCTTGGCAAATGCAAACTGCTTAACTTCTTTTGGATTTAATCCAAGGTCTGAATTAGCATTGTTTATTGGATTAAGTCCTCGCTTTGATTCTGAAATCTTTAACGCTAAAGATTCAACGGATCCGCCATTTTCGATAAATTCACGGACTAGGTCGTTAGCGTTATACTGCTCGCCTAGCTTCTGCAAGCCCAACACGCGTGTTCTCTCCTCTGATAGGGTGTCTTTCAGTTCTTGCTTGGTTTGTTCTTCTGTTTTAGTCTGTGGCATAATATCTCTCTCTTGTTTAAAGTTAGGTTTAATTTTATTTTCTTCATTAGGTTGTTCTTTAGGTTGTTCTTTAGGTTGTTCTGCAAGCTCACGCCCAACGCCAACCGTGTGATCTGCGGGAATAGTAACCAGTGATATTTCAGTGACATCAAAAGAGGTTATTGTTACATCGCCCTTTTTATCCTCTGTGAAATTTAACACTCGATAGCCAAATGAAACCTTAGTTAAAATTCCCTCTTCCACATCTTTTTTAATTTGCTTTGCTCGGTCACTAGAACCAAAACGACAAATTGCACGGGCGATTAAGTCATCGCCTAGCACTGCTTGCTCAATTACACCAACATAATCCTGCCTGTTGTGGTTAATTAATAGTGAACCGCCATCGTTGATGCGGTCTAACTTAATGCCTTTCATGTCTAATGTTTCCATGAACCCCCATCTTTCCACTGGTTCACCTGACGCAAACGCTACATTAAACTTTCCATCTTCCGCCGTAACACTGGCTTCTCTAGTTAAAATTGCACCACTAAACTTACTTTTCTTTAACATCTTTTTCATCTCCGTTACGAATTTTGTCTATTCTAGCAAATAATTCAGCTTCTTGTTCAAGTTCTTCAAAAATTTTATCGGGATCACGACCATCTTTCAAAATACTTTCTTTAACGCTTATTCTTTTGTTCTCTATTTGACTACCAATGGCTTTTTCGTCCTTAACTGGATCGACTTTATACCATGTTCTAGCATGAAAATTATGTTTATTATACCTTTTTAAAGATAAAGGTGAAAGTTTTTCTATCTTTCCTGATAGGATAGAATGTTCTAACCAATCTGAAAACACCTCACTAAGCACTTCATTCACATGTTCTTGCCAATTTTTCCAAGTTTCCCTCGCTTCTTGAGTTGAACCACGAAAGCTAGAAAGGTTGACGGATTTTAAGTCATCTGTTAAGTCTGCGTATGACATACCCCAACCAGTAGCCAGTTTTCTTAACTGCTGTGCCATTAACACGGAAAGTTGTTCGTGGGGGTATTTTGGGTCGTGAGCGACATACTCTTTACCAAATCCCAATTCTCTTATTGTTCCTGCTTCGGTCTCAAGAACTTGAGTTCCGTCTTCTTCCTCACGATCACCTAAATACTGCTGTTCGCCTTGATGTTTATTAAGAATAAATCCCATAGATTCCGCACCGTACCTAGCCGCGACTAGTGCCGCCTCTTCTATCTTTTCAATGGCGTGTAAGGTTGGGATAGCTGATACAGTTTCAACTAGCCCGTGAGTTTGACCTATAAATTTTGGCAGAAAAGTATAAATTATTCTGTCTGCTAGGTATCTTGTGTATTTTCGTGAAGAAGTAGAGTAATCGTAAACCTCGTCATTGCTTAACAAATGATAAGCCACAACCGTACCCACTGGAGTAATCTCAATCGCCCCTATTATTTTGTTTCCATTGTCTAGTTTAGATACATTATAACCAGTATCTAAGCTGGTTACTGGCAAAAGCTGTAAGCTGTAGCCGTACTCCCCAACTCCGTAAACTTTTAACGCCAAAAACGCACCATCGACTATTGATGACTGCACAAGTAGATGAAGTATTTTAGTCATTGTTAGTTTTTTATTTAAGTCGCAATGCTTGCCTTTGCAAAAATCACTCCAATGCTTTTCTATTTTTTTTCTAGCCTTGTTATCAACTGAACCGTCTGACTTCAACGCCAAGGACTGTAGCGAAGCTCCTTTCGAACCTACAATATTACGCTGTGCTGAAAGAATATATTTTTGTAAGTAAGCTGATGTAACCTGCAAACTTCTTGACTTTCCTATTAAATCGGGTAATGTTGCTAACAACTGTGCATTATTAGATATGCTAATGCCTGTTAAGTCACCAACTAACTTAGAAGATGTAGAGGGCAATGCTATACTTAAAGTCCTAGTCCTTAATAGGGTTTTATTCTGCGATGGCTTGGTCTTTTTTTTAAAAAATGAAAACATTAAATAAACTCCACAAGTATTTTATCAACTTTCTTTCCGTTTGCCCGTTTCTCGGCGTTAAGCTCGTCTGTGTATTTTTTCTGATAAACTCCAAGCCAATTAAGTAAATCTTCGGGGGGTATGCGTGACAATGCTCGCCCCTCAATCATATAATAAATTTGGTCTTTACTAGCTTTGTTCTCAATCATCGCTTTGAGGGCATCTAATACTTTTTTTACATGACTTCTAGTATCATGACCCTCAACCTGACCACCAAAACCAACGGTGCTTTCAATTCTTCCTGTGGCTACATATGAAACCTTACCACTTAACGCATTGACAATTTTGGCTTGATAAGAGTAATGCCCTACTTCTCCTAATCCCTCGACCTCAAGCAAAAACGAACCATCTGCCATGGTCGTACATTCAACAATTAAGTTGTCTTCAAGTCTAACAAACTCAAAGGTCAAAGAGTTTTCCGCACTATTGAACTCGTTTAGCGATATATTTCTACTAAACCACTCATCTGATACTACTTTTTGGGGTAATTCAATTGCCATTTCGTGCCTCTTTTCTCGCTCTTCGTCTAAGTGTAGCTAAACTAGGATTATACTCTTTTTTAGATTCTAATGTATTGTTCTTTTTTTTGGGAGCGTTCATCTGTTTTGTCTCTTCGATAAAATCCCAATTTACATTAAGTATCTCAAGGGCGGCGTAGGAGTAACATCGTACATCAAACGCTTCGTTTCTTCTCCTTGACTTTACCCATTCAACTTTAGCTGTGCCACGAACTGCTTTAGTCACAACTCTTCTTTCTGATAATAGTTGTAAAAAATATTCAGTATCTAATTCTTCAGGAAAATTACAATAGCCGTTGTCTTTTGGCTCTTCAACTAAGAGCGACTGTGTAACAATAGATTTTATTTGATTAGTCCCTAGCGTGTACAATGGCACTTTCTGATTGCCACCAACTGACTTGTGTGTAGGTGCTGATGTGGTTGGAATGCCCTCACCCCCTCGACCTTTTATTGCATAATAACGCTTACCCATATTGCGGTGAACCCATAAGTACACTTGCTTAGTGTGATGTCCGCCTGTATCAATCGCTAGTGCATTAAATTTGTATTTCGCTAGTCGGCTGTCTAAGTCGTTCCACAAAGTATCAAAATTTGGGTCTCCGTGTACGACTTCATAGCCCAAGTTCCAACTCTGACCAGCACGATTATAACCAACAACTTCCAATTCTACTCTATTTCCCTGAACATCAACGCCAACCGTGACAATATCGTATGCTTCATGGTCTGCGTCCGTAAACTTTCTTTGTCTTTCTTGTAACTCGTTAGCGTTTATCTTAGCCTTGTGATTTTCATAAGGCAGTCCGTGAAATGTGTTTACATGAACCCTCATTTCATCGCCTCCACGAGACTTAGCCTTTAAAAAATCCTCTGTGATTTCTTTGTAGCTTACGAAAGGAGACACCCACGAGCCAACATGAAATGACCTGCATTCTTCATTGTCTGTTCGGTGATTCCATCTACCATTCAGAACCTGATTGGCTTTATACTTCTGCTCGTTCTTTGTTTCGCAATGCGGGCAAGTCATGCCTGATGTGCCTGGCTGATGGATTCCTTCTTCGTCTTTATCCCAAACCATTAAATCCCACTTCTGTTCAAAGTATTTAGAACAATTTGAGCAAGGTATTTCAAACACTGCTCGTGAACCCGCCTCGTACTCTGCGTGGACTTCTGATTCTCCAACTAGATTCGGTGTAGATACAGTGATTATTTTACGATTATTAAATGTTGCTGTTCTTCTCTTGACTAAATCTAACGCCCCCCCTTCTGATGTCACTGCGTATCTGTCAATTTCATCTGCCAAAACTATCCTTATAGGTCTTGATGCTAACTGACTAGGAGAGTTACTTCCGATTATTGCAAGTGAACCACCCAAAAAACTTTTTTGCAAAATGGTATTAGAGCTGTCTCGTGACTTAGACTTAGTGAATAAATCAGTTAAACTCTTAGTGTCCCGTATCATTGGCGACAATCTATCCTTAGAAAACACTTTTGCCATTGCTTCGGTCGGCTGTAATAAAATCATAGGAGTGGGATCATATTCGACAAAATAACCAATAATATTCAACAATAACTCTGTCTTTCCTATTTGGGAACTGGACATTATAGTAACTCTTGAAACCTTGGGGTCTAAGACGCAATCTAATATTTCACGCATATATTCGGTGCGTGATGTTCGCCATCTTCCCGGCTCTGATGCAGATTCAGCACTTAACATGCGGTTTTGGTCAGCCCACTCGCTGATTGTCAATTTTGGCGGTGGCAGTAAGCTAGCCATTGCCATTTTTAGAATTTCCTCAACTGTATTAATCATTGTTGTAGTCGCTTAGTTCAGTTAAAATTTCTCTGATTTCATTGGTTATATGCTCTTCTATTTTATCCTTCTCTAATAATTCCATAACCCTTATTGATAGCGGTCGTGGTAGAGTTAAAAACCTAGTTTTGACTTTTGTTAAAATTGCTGAAAACTCTTGTAAGATTTCGTCTTTATTTACCAATTCACCTGTAAGGATTGCGTTTTTTAAAACCTGTTCATCTCCCTTTAGCTTCTCCAATCGCTCCCTGTTGTTTTTGGGTTCTTCTATGCCGTCGCTATTAGAATATTTATCGTGGTTATCTTGGGCTATAGCCGCTACTAAGTCTTTAAGGCTGTAAAAAGATTTATTGGACGCTCTAAATAGCAAAGGAACGGAATGAGCGGTTATTAGCTTCCTTACATGATGCACGGTCATTCCAAGACCTGTAGCTAACCCAGTAACGGTACTAGGGACAGTCAACTCCGTAGTCTCTGCAACAATGGTAACAATACCTTTGTTTTTAACCGTTGTTACTGTGTTTTTCTCCAATTCACCCTGTTTAATAGGCTTTTTAGGCTTTTTAGCTGTCATTTTACCCTTTCTTTTTTGATAGTTATTTTGCATATTATAGCATTGCATTATATAGATAATCCTTATAAGGAGTAAAACGAAAACTTTTTTTTTAATTTACTACTGAAATACCGAGCTGTCCATTCTCACCTCCCTTGACCATTGAGATAGTACCTTTCCCTTTTCAATTGAAATAAAGAAAAATACCAAAACTTGAAACACTGATAAACAGGGGGTTGAGTCATAATACGCCACCGACGGGAGAACCATAGATTTAATTCAATATTGTTATACTTTCGCTATGGTTGTATTTAATGATCCATAGTAATAAGTTGGCTTTGTGTGTGTAGTAGTTGGGCGGTGTGCGTGGTGGTGCGTGGTGTGTGGTGTAGTAGGTGGCTTGGTCTTATTAGGGATAATGTTGGAGTGGCATAGGTGAAGAGCTTGGAGAAAGAGGGAGAGGCTTTGTTTTAGGCAAAAAAAAACCACCTTAAAAGGTGGCTAGGTTGTGCTTAGATTAATATTATAATAATGATTATAAGCATAATTAATTTCATATTTACCGCTCCTTAGTTAATGGCTTGCTCGTGCTTGCGAGGGGGGTGTTAGTTATAATTTTATTATTTTCTTCTTGTAGTTTAACTTTTAGTTATCGCTATCAATATCGGCTTCCATCTTGCCCACCACTCCAGTGTATACCCTTTATCTAGTGCGTGCATTTCTTCGCCTGTAAAGTTAAGCCATTCTTTTATTGTAAGTAACTAGTTATTGTAGCGTTACCTAGTAACTTTGTGTCATTTGCTATTACTAAACAGCCTGAAGCTATCGTATAATCTGCCATCGTTGCATTATTTAATAGCATTACATTGTCTGATATTGCCGCACAATCTTTCATTGTAGAGTTATCTAGTAATCTAGCGTTATCTCTTGCAGAAGCAAAATCATAAACCCAACAATCGCCATCATGAGATAAGTTCGCCTCAACCTCAATATAACCGCCTAAGTCGCCTTTTTTTACATCGTTAAAATCTTTTAATGCTTTAATTTGGTATAATTCTCTCCCGTAAGCTTTTATTTTATTTTTTGTTAATTTAAATTTTTTCATTGTATTTGCCTTTTTATTTAATTAGTCTTCAATCATCGCTATTAATATCGGCTTCCACTTCTTCCACCAGTTAACCCCGTCTTGCCCCTCTAATTCGTGTATTTCCTCATTTGTGAAGTTAAGCCATTCTTTTTTGGTGAATTGATTAACGCCTATTTTAATATGATGGTCGCTAATCGTTACATCATAGGGGGTTGTTGTAAAGTATAAAACTCTTTTAGTGCTTGACGCGTTGCCGTCCAAAACCGCCCTACCTGATAATAATGATTCTTCCAGCATTTCTGAGAAACCAAAAGCAATGCTACTGTCTCTCATTGCTGCATTGTCAAACATGGATGATTCACCTAAAAGTTTAGAATTATTTAGCATTGTTGAGTTGTCATACATATTAGCGTGATCAAATGCCACTGCGGCATCCCTCATTGTAGAATTATCTAGCAAGCTAGCGTTATGTAATGCCTTTGCTTCGTCGTAAATCCAGCAATCGCCATATTGTGATAAGTTATCCTCACTTTGAACATAACCCCCTAAATCGCCTTCTTTAACATCTGCAAAATCTTTTAATGCCTCTATTTGAAAAAGCTCTATATTGTGAAATATGATTGTATTTGTTGTTAATTTATACTTACTCATTTTATTCTACCTTTTTTAATTAATTTATTTACTTACAACTGCTTTTATTCTTCATCAACCCAAAGATGACAAAAAACATAATCTAAATTTTCTGTTTCCATTTTTTGCTCAAGGTTTTTATAAAAAGACCAAAAATCAGCAAAGAAACCCTTAAAACCTTCATCTTCAATACAAGACAAGCTAAGATCCAGACTTCCGCAAAAAAAACAAAATATACCGTAAATTTTCACTTTAGTTTTAAGTGGTGCTTTATTTATCTTAAAAACGTAATAATCTTGGTCGTCCGGGGGCTTTTGGTCGCTAAAATATAACCTATCTACTAAGTTTTTCATTTTACTTGTTTCCTTTGTTTAATTTTATAAACTCTATAAGCTCTTTATGGGCTTCTTTACTTAAAGAATCATTGTTCTCTTCGTCGATTCTAAAACCAGGGGGAATACAGCGGTCTATTATCATATAAGCATAAGCCAACTCCTCTGATAAATCTGTGCCGCCACTTGATAGACCGATATAATAATTATTGTTGTCATCTTCAATTATTATTATGCCAGGGGCGTTCTTGTATATTTTAAGAACCTGCTCGCTTGTTGCCTCATGTTGCAAAATGTGGACATATTCAAAAGAAGGCTTAAACGATTCTTCTATTTGATAAAAAGCGTCCGATTCGCGTATATATTCTGTTTTTTCTTCTTCTTCAAGCTCGTTATAAAACTCATCAATATAACCACTGTCTTTATATACAGACTCTAATACTTCATCGTTATGATAGATCAAATCCTGCGTAAGATTTTGCCAGCTATCGCCGTCATCATTAAAAAATTTATTTTCTAGGTTTTTTATCGTTATTGTATAGCTCATAGTATTTCCCTTTTTATTTAATTAATTACTTTCTTTTTAAGTTACTTCTACTTTAGAAAAGTAGCTCATGCCCTTTGTTGAGATCCAAAAAAGCCTGGTTATATTCAAATTTATAGACTATCGCCGTTTTCGTTTCTGTTATATATTCAATGTTAAAACCTCTTAATGATTCTAAAATATTAGCGTGGGAATCCATACAGCCGAATAGTTTGCCGTATATATGACCACAAATATCTTTAACGCCTTTTCTTTTTAAAAGTTTTTCAGTATTAAAGTGATGATTAAAAAATTCAGCGAAAACAGCGCCAATTTTATCGTAGCTACCCCCGCCAGCTTTAAAGCCTGTATTTTGATTATGTACTTGCAAAGTACAGACGCCCGCTTTTGAAAACTCAAAGGCTAAGGCTATGCTTTTATAGTTGATTTTATTGCTTACTTTATTCATTTTATTTGCTCTTTTGTAGTTAATAATAGGTACTTCTTGTCAATCTGTGTATATTATATAACATTATAAGTTAAATGCAACCTTTAATCTATATAAATATCTTTAAATCCTTTATAGCTTATCCCAGTGATCATACTCTAATCGATCAACAATAAACTCCTTAGCTTCCTCAATGTTTTTAAAATCCCAAATATCCTTATACTCTATTTTTTCGGGCGTTTCTTCCACGCTGATAAATTCACGATTAAGAACTGCAAACGTTACCCTGTTTTCAAAGATTTTAAAAACATAATTAAAATAAGTTTGCATGCTTTCTACTTTATACGTGGCTCTTATAAAATTTTCCGCCTTTTTTATAATTTTTTCAATGTCATTCTCGTAGTCATCAAAAACATTTTTGTCTAAGCGGTTATGACCATTTCCATACACTGAGCCGTACGAATTTCTATGGCATCGACCGTCAAAGGTATGAACGTGTACATCTATCTGCTTGCCCTTTTTATTAAGAACGGTAACGATTGCGTCAGTTCCGTCACTTGTACAATCAGACATTTTAGTGTTTAATATTTTCATCTTCTTACTTCCTTTTTTTACTTTTAATATTCAATCAAGTCTTGGTCTATGTCATAATTAATTAGCGTTTATTGTTAACTTGCGTTTATTATACACTGTTATTATATTAATGCAAGTTTTAATTGTATTTATTATATTATTTACCGTCTAATAGCTGACGGAGGTAGTCCGCTTGCTCTTGTGCTTCTGCATCTTCATCAATGGTTACGGATGTTGCATAATTATAAGCAAGCGTGGCATGTGAATAGATCAAATCTAAATCCTTTGCATGTATAAGCGTTGCAACAGATACGATAGCTTTAGCGGCAAACCCTAAGCGAGAATAAGAATAAACAATACGAGCATCATCAGCAATCATATTAGCGACCGCGATAGTTTCCTGCAACTGATTCAAACCCGTTTCGCCGTCCAGATAACCCACAATTACATCTATACAACTTTTTATTAATTTATCATCTAAATGATTAGCTGCTCTTTTAGCACAAAATAAAGCAAATTTCACAAGTATAGCCTTATATTCATAAGGTAAACACCTAAAGCACCACACCACACCATCAATATTATCAATATTATTAGCATTGTTAATATCTAGCAACATGCTTAACGGGAATGGCTTATTAAAATCCGCATTTCTACCGCCGTTTATTTCCAGCAACTCCCGCCAAAAACTCCCATAAGGGTTATAGCTTTCAATCTGGTCAAGTGTAATCATTATTTTATCGCTCATAGTATTGCCCTCTTTGTTTAATTAATTACTTTCTGTTTAATTTACGGCTATGCTATAAAAATAGCTCGTCTTTTTTATCGAGATTCAAAAAAGCCTGATTATACTCAAGTCTATAAATTACTGCGTCTTTAGTGTCACAGATATAATCAAGATTAAACCCTTGTAATGTATCTAAAATATTAGCGTGGGAATAAATCCCTGCCCCCGAAATAAGTTTTTCTCTATTGTGACCGACAAGCCCTTTAACACTTTGCCTTTTTAATAGTTTTTCTGTTTTAAAGTGATAGTTAAAAAAACCAGCAAAAACAGCAGAAACTTTATCATAATTACCCCCGTCAGCTTTAAAGCCTGTTTTTTCATTATGTACTTGCAAAGTACAGACGCCCGCTTTTGAAAACTCAAAGGCTAAGGCTATGCTTTTATAGTTGATTTTATTGCTTACTTTATTCATTTTATTTGCTCTTTTGTAGTTAATAATAGGTACTTCTTGTCAATCTGTGTATATTATATAACATTATAAGTTAAATGCAACCTTTAATCTATATAAATATCTTTAAATCCTTTATAGCTTATCCCAGTGATCATACTCTAATCGATCAACAATAAACTCCTTAGCTTCCTCAATGTTTTTAAAATCCCAAATATCCTTATACTCTATTTTTTCGGGCGTTTCTTCCACGCTGATAAATTCACGATTAAGAACTGCAAACGTTACCCTGTTTTCAAAGATTTTAAAAACATAATTAAAATAAGTTTGCATGCTTTCTACTTTATACGTGGCTCTTATAAAATTTTCCGCCTTTTTTATAATTTTTTCAATGTCATTCTCGTAGTCATCAAAAACATTTTTGTCTAAGCGGTTATGACCATTTCCATACACTGAGCCGTACGAATTTCTATGGCATCGACCGTCAAAGGTATGAACGTGTACATCTATCTGCTTGCCCTTTTTATTAAGAACGGTAACGATTGCGTCAGTTCCGTCACTTGTACAATCAGACATTTTAGTGCTTAATATTTCCATTTTATTTCTTCCTTTTTTTACTTTTAATAAAAAATGTTTAAATTATTTAATTTTTTACCAAATGCTGTTTTGTTCAAGCTTTATTTGATAACCAGCAAGAAAATCATATTTTGATAATGTGGCGTTTGCCAGCATTGTGGCATGCTCTGCCAATACTGCATAATCTGCCATTTTTGAAAACCCCAACATTTCCGCATAATCTTTCATTTTTGAAAAGTCCGCCATTTCCGCATAATCTTTCATTTTTGAAAAGTCCGCCATTTTTGAAAAGCCCGCCATTTTTGCATAATTTAACATTCTTGTCCGTCCTGTCATTTTTGCATAATCAGCCATTGAAGTATTATCAGTCATTGAAGCGTGATCAGTCATTACCGTATAATCTGTCATTTTTGAAAATCCCGACATTTCTGCAAATTTCGACATGGTGGCATAATCTGCCATCGTGGCATAATTAAACATTTTGGCGTAACCTGTCATTTTTGAAAATCCTGTCATTTTTGTATTATTTAACATCATTGCATGATTTAACATCCTTGCATTTTCCAGTAATCTAGCCTTGTTCATAATTGTAGTTTGGTCATAAGCCCAACAATTGCCCTCATGGGATAAGTTAGCTTCACTTTGAACATGCCCGCCAAAATCGCCAGCTTTAACATCTGCAAAATCTTTTAAAGCTCTTATTTGAAAAAGAGCTTTACCCCTAACGATTATTTTATTTTTTGTTAATTCGTATTTTTTCATTTTATTGCCCCTTTGCTTAACTTGTGTCTATTATATAACACTATTTAATTAATGCAAGTTTTATTTACATTTATTTGCATTTATTTTTTATATAAAACTCTTTCTTAGTGATGACGCTACTCATTACAACGCGTGTACGCCTGTACGCGAATACCACAAAGATAATCAAAAATAAAGAAGTTTTTTATTTTATTTTAGAAAAAAAATAATGAAGATTTTGAAAATTTGAGATAAGTTTTTACAGAAAAAAGACGCTAAAAATATAAACGCCGTGAGTCAATTTCTAAACGCCGTGAGTCATTTTTTTAAGTGCCGTGAGTCAATTTCTAAACGCCGTGAGTCATTTTTTTATACTCTCAAGCCGTTCGATACCTTTATCAAGTTTACATAAAGCCGATCTATTACTTTTGGCATGTAAATCTTTGCGAGTTTTTCTATTTGACCTTTGCCTTTGGTCTTTATGTTAGATTTGTTTATTGATAATAACAATGGTTGGTTAATGCCTTTCTTCTTAGGTTTTGGCTTAGTGACTAGAAAGGTTGAAGAGTTAGAGCCAGACAATGGTTTTAACAACATATAAAATTTATCCTTATTGGCTGTTGATTTTGATTTTGATTTTCTTTTTTTGTTGTTTGTTTTTTTTACGATTTTTAGTGAGTTGCTTTTTTTGTCAAAAAACACGGCTACTTTCTTGCCCCGCCGAACCGTTATTGCTTTCTTAAGCCTTGCTTGCCTTTCCTTTGCACTTTGTCCTATTCTCTTGTTTTTCCAAACCTTTTTTAGAAACCCAGCGTAGCGTGCATTCATACCCCCACGGGCTTTATGAACCTTACCACTTGTTTTTTCATAAATTGGCGTTGTAAGTGAACTCTGATAACCACCTATTTCTTGTCTTAACGACCAGTTGTTGAAAGTGTATATTTGCCCTGTAATCTTCTGATCGCCACGAACCAATTTTGTCCTGGCGATTCTGTAACCAGTTGGGTGGCTTGGTAAATACCATTTTGAAGTAGTAGCAAACCACCTAGGAGTTTCTTTTATCATCTTTTGTTGCTGTTCTTTTATCGTCTGGTCAATTGCTTTCGCAAGGCTTAATCTAACCCTGAACCTAAATTGACCACCTTTGTCTCTTAAAACCTTAATCTTTAGCATACCTGCCCCCCACTTTTTTTTGTGGTCGGTCTTCTTCTCTTTCAATGTGAGCGATTATATCCCCTTTTTTAGCGTCTGTAAGATTGTTAAAGACTTTTATTTTAATATCCTTTAGGTATATTGTATTTCCTGTTGATGTATCTTTTTCCATAGTGCTACCACCCTCTTTTTTTAACCAACCCCAGTGCTTACTTTCTTTGGTCTAATGTCTTAAAAAGCTCGACTGCTTCTTGGTTATATACGGTTGTCATTACATTGAAGTTAATACCTAATATGCGTTTAGTAATACAGAATGCTACCTCATCTTTCTTTAGTGTAACAGTAACAGAAGCTGTATCATCGGGGTTCTTAACTGTAATTCTTTTAGCATGAAATGGCACTCCAAGGTTTTCTGCTTCATCTTTATTTATCTTTACCTCTTTTTCTGTGTATTCAATCTCTTCTTCTATTATATTTGTTTTAGGTTGCCACCAATATTTATCATGTAAATACATTTGATTTTCCTTTATTTTTTAGATATTCTTCTATTTATATTCCACCATTTAACAAAATACGAAAATATCCTTCTTGCTGCTTATCCTCGTAATCCATTTTTCCATCAGTTACTACTTTTACATGCTTTGATTTCTCTAAACATTCTTTTTTAGCCTCTTTTTTTATTTATGATTGTTACATTTATCCGTAATTAATATGTCGCCTGACATTTTTATATCCCATCCCAATAGTGTTAGACCCATCATCACTACATTATCTGACAACATGACAGAATCTGTGATAATTGCATAATCTCTCATGACTGCATCATCTAAAAGTATTGCATCACGCAAAATGGTAGCCTCGTCATAAACCCAACAATTACCCTGTTGGGATAGGTTCGCTTCTTTTTCAATGTAGCCACCTAAGTCACCTTTTTTAACATCTCCAAAATCTTTCAAGGCTTTAATTTGGTAAACGGTTCTGTCGTAAAGTGTTGTTTTATTCGTTGTTAATTCGTATTTGCTCATTGTTCTAACCTCTTTTTTTATGTATTTAATTATTTAACTAAGCCACTGACGATTAATCTCATTTGCTAAACCATAAGTCATTAGTGGTGGTACGCTCATGCCAACTATGTACAATGGCGATCGCCCTTTAAAGTCGTAATCCGACGGGAAAGTCGCCACTTTCAGTAATTCATCGTCATTTAAGTATCTAGCTTCGTCAAACAACACATTTGAACAAGACTTGGTAGTTAGAGTATATGCAACACTTTCATTGTATAAATAATTGTCACTAAATCCACTGCGACCCTCTCCACCCTTTATTCTTTGATTAGTGTCGCCAAAATTTTTATCACCCTCTATTCTACTCTCCCAGACCTGTCTTGACATAGGGGTAAGTGGTCTATCAACTCTGCCATGCTTTGACTTTACCTGACTAAATAAGATTGGCTTTTCGTTAAACTCTAGGTCAATATGCGGTGAATTACAAAACAAATCTATTGTCTTACACTTTAAATCTTTCCTAATCGCCAAAAAAAACACCCGTTTTCTCTTTTGTGGTACGCCCATTTTACTAGCGTCTAATACTCTATGAACAACTGAATAACCTGCATTCTCTAATTCACAAAAAATTGCATTTACATAGCTAGCGTTTTTTTTATGCAATAACCCTACCACATTTTCAGCGACTACAATTTTAGGACGCAACCTATCGGCTAATTGAATAAATGATGAAAATAGGTCATCTAGTTTTTGTTTAGCTTGCCCCTCCCTAAAATAAACCTCTTTGCCTTTTTTTTCATCGGCAGTAAGATTAGCTGTACTAAATAAAGTACAAGGTGGCGAACCGTCTAAAATATCAAGATTAAATAATTCATCTGGCAATTCTTTTTTAATCACTAACTCTCGAATATCCATTAAAAAGTTGTGCTTTGGCTTTAAATTCTTAACATAGCATTCATTAACTCGTGGGTCTATTTCCACATTGCCAATCACATTAAAGCCAGCAAGCTTGTAGCCCATTGAGCTACCACCCCCACATGAAAAACAACTAAAAACGGTCTTTCCATTGCTTTTAACTTTACTTAAATCGTTTATTTTCCAGTCGTAATTAACCATCTTACCCCCATCTAAACTGCATAAAATATGTAAATAAATATAAAAACCCAATTAAAGCAATTACAAACAACACATCAATTAGATATTTCATTTTCCGTTCAACTCCTGTACCAAGTGATAAGCCGATTTCATAGTAGCCCCAAAAAACCTAAAGCAATGTAAGTTCCAAACATTATAACAGTCACTAAACTTACCATTTCGTAAACCTCTCTAGCGGTAATAGACCTTAGTTTTAACTTTTTGTTAAATTGGGGGGCGTAATCTTTTTTTAAAAAGTTTTTCATTCTCCGCCCACCCAAAAATAACAGGTTACATAGTCAATATTTTCCGTATTTATTTCTTGCTTTTTATTCTTGCAAAAATTAGAAAGCAACTCTAAACACGCCACAAAATCACTATGTTCTATATCATCTAAAATGATATTTAGATTATCACAGTAAAAACAAAATTTCACATAGTTTGCAAGTGATGTCACTGATGATTGTTTATTTACTTCAAATTGATGATATTCTTTACCATCTTGCGGTTTTTCTGCACTAAGATTTAATCTTTCCGCTAAGTTTTTCATATTACTACTCATTTTTTAATTAGTTTATTTTCTTGAAAACACTCCTATTCTTCATCAATCCAAAGATAACAAGCTATATAATTAATATTTTCCCTATTTGCTTGTTGCTTTTTATTGTTATAAAATTCAGTAAATCTGCTTACGCACTCATTAAGATCGCCATCTTCTATACTGGCTAAGTCAATTGTCAACCTACTAAAAAACAGTTCAAGTTTGTTGTGCATCGACATTTCTAAAAAATTACCTACTTTAAACATCAGCAATTGTTTAACATTTTGGGGTTTTTCCGTGCTAAGGTTTATCTGCTGTGCTAAGTTTTTCATTTTATTTACTCTTTTAGTTTAAATAATTAGTGTTTCTTTCTAAGTTGAGTATATTATATAACGCTATAAATTAAATGCAACCTTTAATTGTGGTTATTATGCGTTAATTTTCAATAATAAAACAGTCTTTATTACCTTCTTCTAAAATCTCACTAGCTAACGCCCTAACACTAATCATATAAACTCTAGTTTTTTGCATCTTTTTTCCATACCTAAATTGTCGATAAAAAACATAACCATCACTTATCTCGCATACATGCCAATCCGCCCCTTTCCTATGAAAAAGCAACCCCACAACAAATCGCTTACTAGACATTTTCAGCAACCTTTTTTTCTTGATTTTCATTCTAAAGCTAACGCTTTGTAGTTTGCTAAAAAGCTCTCTATTATAAAGCTTAAAATACCCTCTTTTTTCTTCGCAAAAGATACTGTTATCTCTTTTAAATGCATTTACTGTGCCAACTGACACGCCTTTTTCTATCGCTATTTCATATACTGTTACTAACATCAAAATGGGAAATCATCGTCAGAAAATTGCTCGTGGTTCTTTTCAAACTGTGCTTTCTGAAACTCAAGCGGATTCATCGCTATACCATTTTCATGAGTGTATTTCTGTTGTGGGACTGGTTTATTTTGCGTATTTGATGGTTCATTATTTGATTGCCAACCTTCTTGTTGCTGACCGTAATTATTTTGTTGCATACCAGGGTTTTCCGCTTGTGCCTTCTGTGATGCAAAAGAAGTATGGCCACCTTGACGATTTCCGTTACCTAACATTTGCATCTTGCTATCAAAACCACTCAAGACGACCTCTGTAGAATAGCGATCTTGACCAGTGTTTTGATCTTGCCACTTTCTAGTTTGTAGCTTACCTTCTAAATACACCTGTGAGCCTTTGATTAGATATTGCCCCGCTATTTCTGCTAGTTTGCCAAAAATAACTACTCTGTGCCATTCAGTTTTTTCTTGCTTCTGCCCTGTGGCTTTGTCTGTCCACTGTTCTGACGTTGCTACACTCAAAGTTGCAATAGCGTTACCATTGTTGGCATAGTTCATTTCAGGGTCTCTACCAAGTGTGCCAACTAGAATTACTTTATTTACTCCCCTCATTTTTCAACCCTCATCTTGGCTATGTATATGTGTTTAAAATCCAACTCTTTGTTTTGTCGTAAAAACCCTGCCACGGCTTCTTCAAAACTGTTTGCAA